GTGTACTCACAGCGCCACCTTGACGGTGCATACTCGCGCACCTGTGTCTTGCCACCTTGTAGGGTGTTGACGGCGTGCATACGCTGTAAGGTGAACTGGCTTTCTTCAAACTCGATATCAAGTAACTCTGATAAGGTGCGCGGATAGGAAACAGCCATAGGCTAGACCCTTCCGCGTCGCTTGGCATTCGTTATGATGCTGGGGACACGCGCGCTGTTTCGCTCGACATGCGCTCGGATGCGCGGATCTGTGACACTGACAATCTGTGCATCCAGCATATCGCTTTCTAGCTGAACACGCAGGCGCACCTCTTGATTGCCAGACAAACCGCCCCGGCCGCCATATCCAGCCGGGATAACCGTCTCGCCACGCTTCAGGATGGCGCGGAACTCGTCAGAGGCTAACCCACTATGAAGGCGTGGTGCGTGAACGTATGCAGACGTACTATCAACACGGGACTGCCCGGCCTGTCCAACTATGCCGCCTCTGTGGAATAGGCCAACGGCACCAACAGGAGGGCCACCGGAACCTCCTAGTGACCCAAGCAAGCTTGCAATGGCATTGCCAGCCAATCCAGATTGGTTTGTTCCAGGCTTTCCGAGAAGCGCGGCGAGCGTCTGGTCTAGTGCCAAGTCAAGTAAGCGATCCGATAGCCGCTCTAGCGCATTCTTCAACGCCTCTGCCGCGCCAACGCCATCCTTTAGATCATGTGCGAACCCGCCGAACACGTCCCGCGACACACTGCGAAAAGCGTCCATCCGCGCTATCTGCTCTTGCTCGGCTTTCTTAATGTCCTCTAGGGTTTTTGCATACTCATAGATCTGCCATAGCCTAGCTTCATAAGCCTTTGTCTGTGCTTCCGTTACAACTATGTCATCGCGTTTTGCTAGCACATCCAATTTAGTTGCAATTTCAGATTGGCCTAATGCCTCTGCCTCTTCCTCTACACCTGCGACAAGTTCGCGGCCAGCCGAAGTCATTTTAATGACTTGATCCGTAGCGTCCTTTTTTGCCTTGGTTACGCCTTCGAGGTTATCCTTCCATCTTTCGATTTGGTCACTCTCAGGCTGATTGAGCGCATCTTTTATAGAAAACTCAACGCGAGAGTTAGCAACAAGGCGTCGCAGCGCATCTTGACTTAGATCACCCTTGACCCCGGCTCCTGTCGCAATAGACGTTCCACCGAACATATCGCCACCGGGCAATGCTCCAGCGTTGAACATCTCCGCAGGTGAAACAAGGTTGCCGCTGCTGAATGTGCCAGTTGGTGAGAAACTCGAAGACGTGCCACCAACAGGAACCCCACCCTTCGGCGGCACAAGACCGGAATTAATTAGGTTCTCAAGAATTATAGCAGGACTCGCATTGTTAACCAGAAACCCCGCCATTCCTTTCCAATCTGCATTCGAGAGATCTCTTAATGCCGTGTTGAGTTGACCGACAAACGCAACTGTCTTTGCCGCAGACGAGCCAATAGCGCCGATACCAGTTGCAATGCCCGTAAGTCCAGAGGCAAATTCTGGCGTTGTAACAATCTTTGACATCTCATCAAGCGCATTAGTCAAAGCATTGGTTGCACCGCCTTTATCGGTCGCCCCACCCACAGCGATCAAAAGGTTGTTCGTGAGTTGTGTCATGGCACCGGCAATAGTGCGCGGCATCTTCGCGAAATCACGTTCTATGCCACCACGCGTCACCTGCAATGCCTTGATGACGCGAGTCGCAGTCAACTCACCGGCTTCCGCCATCGCACGGAGGGCGCCGATAGGCACGGCCAATCCTTCGGCAAGCCTCTGCGCTAAATCAGGCCCGTTCTCCATAACCGAGTTAAATTCATCTCCGCGAAGCACGCCAGAGGCAAGAGCTTGCGTAAACTGCCTAACACCACCCGCCGCTTCAGATGCAGATGCACCACCAATCTGGAATGACTTGTTGATAGAGGTGGTGAGTCGCAGAAGATCGCGCTGGTTCAACCCTAACGCTTTGGTGTTCAATGACAACCGTTGGTAAAGTGTCACCGTATCGCCAATGCCAGTGCGAGTTTCATTGGCGACTTTCAGAAGTTGACCTTGCAGCCTTAGCCTTTCCTCCTCCGTCGACGTGACAAGCTTTAACTTGGATGTTAGGTTCGTATAAGCATCAGCAGCACGCACTACTTCGCGAATTGCCAAAGCGCCGGCAATCGGACCGAACAACTGTCCAGCAATGTTTTTGCCGATGCGGCCTAACGATGACTCTAACCCCTTAAATGATTTTTCAATCTTTGATGACGTGGTGTTGGCATCGCGGACGGCCTTCTGCATCGCCTTTTCAAACTGCGTAACTCTGGCTTCAAGCGTGACGATGAGGCGGTCTACTTCTGTTGCCATCAGAGAAGCCTCGCAATCGCATCTTCAAATTCAGCTTCGGATGGCGCTTCAGGCTTGTTAGAGCCGTGAGCCTTCTGCCATGCCTCAACGCAGACAAAAAATTCCCACAGACTAAGCCTGTCCACTTCGGAAGGTGGCAGCCCCATTAGGTTGCCGTTTCCGTAGATGTCAGCGAATTTGAGTTTTCCGTCGGCGGCGGACCCGCTGTCATTTCCGCCGCTTCCTCTTTTTTTAATGGTTCTTCCGGTGATCCTACCAGCGCTGTTACAACGATGAGATACGCGAGGCGTCGGTTCTCCTCTAACTCACCCTCTGAGCAGTAGCGCTTGACGAGAGTGAGAGCGTGCGTTGGTAGCATTCCACCACCGATCAAGCCTAGGCGGATAGGCTCGATGATGTCCGACACGTTGGCGCGGACACCAGCCATTGGTGCGCCTTCTATGCCATATCCCGCAAGCCTCTCGATCAATTCCCAAGGGCCGGCCTTGCACTTCTCCTGAAGCTCAACGAGCTGCGCAATCTTGAGCGCGAAAGTGTGGTCACCATCCGCCCAAGGGATAGGCCCTACATTAGCTTTGCGGGTCATTAGGCAGAGGCATCAACCCAGGTCACAGCACCGTCACTAAGCATTGTGCAATCGAATGCCGCCTTGGAACCGCGATTGCCGGTAACAGAGAATGCCGTTAGGTGCATATTGACGTTCCACGTTCCGCCACCATCCGCGAGCGGTACGTTGATCTTGATCTTGCAGAGGCGTGTATCCTCATCCGTGAACCAATCCCAAAAGTCTCCAAGTGACGGGACATCCAGAACGCCAGCGCCAGTCACAGAAGCGCTCAGTCCATCCTTGGCACGCCCAATCCACGCAGGAAGCTCAGGATCAGCGCAGTCTGGAACAAGCACGTCATTTGTCGTGCTCGTAAACGCAATGCCGCGTTCGGTATTGATCAGGCAAGGATGCGTGAAGACAGTTGCACCAGGATTGCCAACGTTGATTAGCAAAGACGTGCCATTCATAACGGTTGCTTCAGCCATTTGCATACCTTTCTAAAGAAAAACCCCGCTCAATGGCGGGGCGGGGTTAATCCACTTTGGTTAGAGGGACTATTCAGGCTCAATGAGGTATCTAAACGTCAAAACGCCGTGAGCCGTAACGCCGTCTGGTTCGGTGAAGTAGCGTGCCGTGTCCAGCAACCCTACTGTGATCGTGTAATCGTCAATCGTTAGTTCAGACGATAGCGAGTCAATGATGGGCTTGCCAATCTCTTTAGCGAATGCCTTGCCTCTAACGGTGTGGCCTTCAACATCCCTCGCCCATACATGGATATCTGCAAACACCTCAAACGCGTCTTCGCATGAATTGCCGTCATCGTTAATCTGCTCATCACCGATTGTAATGTAGGGTGGAACCGTGTTTGTTCCGACACGATCATAAACGGGTACCGGATTACCAATAAGGGTCTGCAGATCCGTGCTAGCTCTAAGCGCATCCCGTATGGCGTTCTGTAGCTGTGGACCCATTATGGCACTCCCGCAGCCTTCTTAGCTGATGATCGCACTACCTTGGATACTTCAGCGCGGAAACGCTTCTTTCCTAACCGCCACGGTGGATAGAAGTATGGTTGAGCCGGGGCGCCTGGAATGGTGGCACCTGCAAACTTCCCGCCAGCGGTGTGGGTTGACGTGCCGAACTCAACCAAATGGGCATATCGTACATGCGTATTGCCTGCAGAGATGCGCGCCGATAGCTCGTGATCTCGACCGCCGCCACCTATGCCAAGCGAATAAGCAACTTTACCAGCGCCGCCAGGGGTGACAACAATGCTATCCCGCAGCTTTCCAGTCCGGACTGGAACAACGCGCTTCTGGTGTTCCATGATCTTCTCAGCACTGAGCAGGATCTGTGCCTTGATCGCATCACGGTAAGCCTGTGGAATTGCCTTTAGGCGCCGCTCAAGACGCTCATTAGCCAGTTGCTGTTCCAGTCTCG